TTTCAGTTTTACCTGAAGGTAAAAAGCGAACTCTTGATATTTTTCCCTCTGAATTAGTTGAATTTACTATTGTAGAATTAGCGTAAAACTAAAAAGAAATGAATCAAGAACAATGGTATTCAATCCCTGGATTTCCCAATTATGAAATAAGCAGCATCGGAAATGCACGTTATTTGAATGGGAAACCATTACGTTTGCATCAATACAAAGGCTTTTCGTTGAGACGTAACGGAGAACAGCGCTATATTCGTCCTGCGCGATTGCTGTATGCGGTTTCAAACAACATAGACCCTACTGAAATTAGAGATATAGTAGTTCTTGACATCAACGGGAAATTAACTCCGATGACAAGAACAGAATACATACTTTACATAAACAGCAAACGTAAAAGAGGCAACCTTAATATAGAGGAAGCCATCTCGTATTATCATAAGAACATCGAGTTTTCTCAAAAAATGCTTCGCTATTATGAAACGCGGGATATGGCAGAAATTGTAAACGAACTGCTTGAGTATGCACATAGTGCAAAAAGCTATATGCGCAAGATGGGATATTCATGCAATGACAGCACGACAGATGAAGCTTGGGACTGTATATTTCATAATATCATAAATAATATATACGAAGGTCGCATTTCCATTATAGAACCTCGTACCTATATCCTGAAATCGATACGCATATATTTTAAAAGGCTTAGAAAAGCAAACTCCCGAATTATAAGGTTGGAGGACGGTTTGCATGGCATATCCAATTTAACAAATCAGTAATGTAATGAGAGTAAAGGAAATAAAGAAACATAATCCGCAGTCTTTTTTGGATGATTTGAAAAGGGTGCGAGAGGTCATGGTTTACGCAGAGTGCACCAACTCCTATTATCAAATCTTAAAAAAGGACTTGTTGAGAGATGCTGAAAGGAAAGCAATCACATACTATATAACGGATACTATATTTATTATAAAAAGGAATGTGATGGTAGTCATTTAACAGAATAAAGATAAGCAATTACCATAAGAGGCTTGGTGATGATGTAGATTTATTGTAAAGAGTGTGAGGATTACAAAGAAATATAATTGATTATGAGAAAATATTATTACTATACTTACAGATATCAGAGAGGCATAGGCCATGCCGTCTGTTCATGCGATAATGGCTTTTTCAATGTGAGGGAAAGACATGAGTACCTTTATAATTTAAATAAGAAATATTGTGTGATTACTTTTTGGAAAGAGATTTCCAGGGAGGAATGCGAGGCAATGAATGATTTTTTTAATGAAAATAAAAAACAATAATGGACAAAGCAAGATTGGTACTTCGTTGGCTGCTCATCCCCTTGTGGTTCACCATATTCATAGCCTATCTGCCGATATGGTATCTGCAAATGAGCTGGTACTATTTCAGCTTTCAGGATTATTGGGATGCTTTTCTGATATTGTGGAACAAGACCATGCTGTCCATGAGGTTGAAGACACGCCGATGAATCCTCGAAAGGCCGCCGTATGATTAATATGGCGGCCTTTGTTGTGTATATATGCCGTTATTGTTATCTTTGTATCAGGTTTTCAGGTAATTCAGGGTATTATAATTTCAGAGGTATGAAAAAGAGTCGGAACAGGATTGTAGGATGCAGCTACGCGTTCAGAGTAGAGGACATTGTACGCATTTACGATGAACATTCCCGCAGCGGCCTCTCCAACCGCGAGATCCTGCGCCGTTATATCTGGCCGAAGTACCATATCTGTGAAAAGACCTTCTACAACATCATCAATGCCAGCGCCGACCCGCGCATCATCCAACGCCAGAAAGAGATGCGGGCGCAACTGTCGCTTTTCTGACCCGTCCTTATCCCCTGTCTATCACTTTACATGTGAAATCGGTGACATCCTCCACAAGTTCCTCATGATTGTGGTTCGTGCTGCTTCCGGTACGCCGGAACAGACTGAAGGAAATGCTGCCGTCGTCTCCGGAGAGGTTGAAAAGATGCCGGTCCATGCAGTCCAGCAAGTCGAAACGCTCCAGCGCCTGCTGCTGGAAGCCGCCGCCTTCACGGGAACTCCCTTTCCAGGGTGTGATAATATGCAGGCGTAGGGTCACGTCTGCTGTCTGCGTGCCGCCGCCCGTCCATTTCACGGGCCGGAATTCAATGAATACGGCAGGGACATCGAAAGGCTCTTCCTGCTCCAGGAATGAAATCTGCTCGTTCCACAGGTCGAATGTTCTGATGACGGGCTTCCCGTCCCGGTCTGTGAGTTGTTTCAGCCGTTCTATGAGGCTGAGGTAAAGGAATCTTCTCATGTCTGAAATATTTTTCTGCTGTTTTCTTCCACTATTTCCCGGATGATGCGCTCCACCTCCGGATGCATGCCGATGAACCGTCGGCGCGGCATGACTATCCTGCTTCTTGCCCGTTTCAACGCCATACGTTTACAGAAAAGTGCCTCTTCCGTGGGGTTGCGCCTATAATTGTCTGTCAGTTGCCGGTACAGGTACCAGAAGTACCTTTTCATCTTCCTGGTGACGGTTATCGTTCCGCCCTCATTGTGAATGGCAGCGTATGGCAGGTCACTGCTGAAAACCACGCTATGTCCGGTAGTCTCCGTTTTGATACTCCTGCGTAAGGCTCCCGTACGTATCAGCAGCCCCCGGCTTTCGTCGTTATTGTATTTCCTTCGTGCCCAATGCTCGTTGAAGAAGGCTTCCCGTTCGAAGTTACGATCGAACTCTTCTCCTATCTCCGTACCGATATCTTTCAGTGTAAGGCTGATGAAACGTCTTATTTTCCGTTCCAGCTCTCGGGTTATGTTTGAATTTGGGGTCATAATGCTTGTTTATTAAATAAATAGCCGTATCTTTGTGATATGAAAGAGGGTGGTTAAAGTACTGGGTTGGATTGCTGATCCTTCACTAAAGGCTTTAATCATCCTTTTTCTTCAGTTTTTCCACAATGGAGTAGAACTGGCATTTTCCATCCATAAGTTCTCTGATAACGGCATACGATTCTTTTTCTGCAATCTCTATTTTAAGATAATGGTATTTAAGTACCATCGGATTTCCTTTATCATCCATTCTTTCAAGTACATGTTCGCTATTCTCCAGCAATGAGACGATGTCCCGTATCGCTTCATTTTTTGCCAGCATATGTTTGTGTGGTTGGTTCAGCGTTTCCTTGATGCCATTCATGGTAAATTCTATCGTTTTTTGCACCCCTTGCACTACTATAGTCCTGCCAACCAGATTTTCTTTGGCCCATTCACGCACCGTTTTTCTTTGTTTCTGCAGTGTTTCTTTAGCTTTCATCATTTCCTTTATCACCCTGCAGGCCGCACATAATTCATTGTCGGGTATCTTTGCCAGTTTAAGCATGCCAGGTTTGTCCGGACAATCCTTACATCGGCTGATGGTGTAGGGATTATAGAACGGGAAGCATGCCATTTGCTTTCCCGGGTTGAACCGCATCATTTCCTGGTGCTTGCCTGCCGTTGCCTGGCTGCCCGCCAGCATCGCCCGGAACTCGTCACTTTCCGGATATTTGCCTTGACGCACCCTTTCCACCGTACACCGACAGTTGTGTACAATTCCATTTTGTATGATGTAACTTTCATCCTTATTGATTGAAAGGTTATATACAAGCGTATTCTCTTTTTGCTTATCTTTGCCTGTAACCAATATGTATCTGTTATGAAAAAAGGTCTGTCGGAAGAAGTGATAAAAAGAGTTGAATCCATTGAAGGAATGAATATTCATGATGCCGTGGAACTGAGATATGTCCACGAGAAGAGGGGATTCCGTTTTTTGTGCCGGATCTGGCATGTGAATAACCGCACTGCCGCAAAGATTATCCGCCATACCGGATTCTCCGTACGGCATGGGAGTGAGGCCGTCAGGGCGCAATGGCATAACGCACCGGAACGCCGACTTGCCACAGGCAAACAGCTTGCGGATGTAAACCATAGGCTTGCCCTTGCAGGCAGACATGTGAGACAAGGCAAGAACAAAGGGAACAGTGAAACGCTCCGGAAGATTGCCGATAAATTGAAAAAGACGTCTTCCTTCCTTCGTAAGGACGTCAGAGAGAGGGCGCTCGCAAATTCCCTTGTTACCCGCAGGACATATCCGGAACGCATGTCCGCCCTGAAGCTTCCTCCGAGTCGGCACGAACAGCTGCTTTATGATTACCTTCAGTCTCTTCATCTGAATTTCGAGTTTAGAAAATTATTTGGCATATACATTGTCGATTTCTATATCCCTTCCTTGAATCTTGCCATTGACTGTCTTGGAAGCAACCGTTTTCCACTTTCGTACCAACGCCATCAGCACATATCCGGTGAGGGTGTACAAATTGTGTATTGCGTTAACGGCTTTATTGAACGTGCCGACTTTACCGACCTGCAGAAGTATATCTCCAGTCTGGATGTCAGAAGCGGCGGTCCATCCTCCGGCCGTCAGGAAACGGTGATTTGGGGTGCACGTGGTAATTCCCCTTTTGGTGCGGATACGTGTCATTTCTCCATTGAACGGTTTCATGTGGGTACCGGTCACAAGTTGGTACTCACCACTTCCTCCTATGACTGATTCCCCCCTTTGTATATTTTCAATGTTTTTCCACTCTCCACCGGCCATGAGTACCCGGGTTCCTGCGACAAAACAGTTCCACCCGTTTGGAGGAAAGTATTCATCCCAGAACCGTGAGGTAATGGGCAGCGTGACATTATGCAGTGCCCGGTGTGCCTCGCGTACTCGTTTGTCGCCCACAGTGCGGTATTGCAGCAGGTAGCGGTCCCGGTCCTCATCGTCCCACCACTGCTTCCACCTGGCAGCCATGACGGCAGATGCCATGGCGAAGTTGTATTCCGCTTTCAGGTACCAGCGGTTATAGGTCTCGTTCACCTTTTGAACGTCATTCAAAAAGTGTTCAAAGGGCTTCCGGTTCCCGTCCGCATCGAGCAGCGAGGGGAACGCCTCGTTCAGCTCATGGAAGGTCTTGAAGCCGGAAAAGACGTAATTGCTTTCCTTGAGCCGCCGTATGCTGATGTCGTCCATGGGGCGTTGACGGACTGAATAATCCACGGCACGGTCCAGCGTATCGGTATGGTCGCGTATGAACTTCTGCACCTCCTTGTCCGCCAGCATCTCCGGTGTGAATTCCGGCTGCCGGTGGAGCCAGCGCATCAGCAGGACAAAAGACGCCTCCACGGCAGCAGTATCTATTTCCTCTTCTTCATCTTCCCCACTGTCAGCCAGCGGCAGTGCATTTCCGTAATATGCCAGCAAGGCTCGTCTGTGCAGCCCTTCGTAGTCAGAAGGGCTCAGTCGAAAAAACAGAGCTTCTGTTCCCCATCCCCCTTGCCATTTTCCTTGCCTGCCGGGACAGCCACCGGTGCGGGCGCTTTTTTCTCGATAATGGGCACATTGTACTTGTCGATGAAATATTTCAGGTCCACCTCGTAGTTCTCCAGCAGCAGGCGTTCATAGGCAATCTGCTGCTCGGGTGTGAAGTCTATGCCCTCGTACCAGTCGAAACGGTATCCCTTTAAGGGGAAACCGTGCTTTATCATTTTGGGGATAAGCTGGAAGTTGATGACGTCCCGCAGGTTGTCGGCATCCTTGCTGACAAGGTTCTTCAGCACCTCCAGATGCACCTCGCTCTGCGAAAGGCTGCTGCCGTTCTCCGTAGTCATGGTTTCGGTGAGCACTCCCTTTGACAGTTCGGAGTTGGCGCGGTCTATGCGTTTGTCAAAGACGTTGTAGGCATCCCCGCGGGTGGACTCCTTGATTTCTATCTCGGTGCCTTCGGGAAAGAGCGCCCAGCCTGCTGCACCCATCGTGCCCAGCATCTTCTCGATACGTCCCAGCTCCTTGGAGTCCCGGCTGGTGGTCTTTCCCACCCGGAAGGGGATGCCGAATATTTCGGAAAACATGTCCCAGAAGGAGCATACGTTTTTCTTGGGAATGGTATGCTGGGCACATTTGAGGTACATCCCCAGGTCGTGCGTGCCGCCCACCTCCACCGTCCAGTCCGCCATTTCGCTGTGCCGGTAGTCATAGCCGTTCTGCCATGCCTCCTGCTGGCGTACCACGATGACCCCGTATTCGGGGATGACGTGGCGGCGCGGTACCAGCTGCACCTCGCTGAAGGCGGGTGTCCCGTCCACGGAGATGACATCTCCCAACTGGATGAGCGAGTGCCCCCAGTAGTGCGCGTCCAGTGCCAGGTCCATGAAGGTCTTGAACCAGGGCGCCTCGAATATGGCCGTCAGTTCCGGGTTCTCCACCCCCTTTCGGTCCACGATGCGGAAACTCTTGTTCAGCACATACCCTTTGCGCTGTCCCACGCATCCGGTGAGGTGCATGTCCACCTCCACGTCGCCATACACGTCATACAACGGCACACGGTTGGGATATTCCACATTCTTTGCATACTGCCAGGCGTTGCGCCAGGCGCGCATGTCTTTCTTGGTAAGCGCCTCGGTCTGCAGTTGCAGGTCGACGGACAGTCTGGTCACCCGCTTCACCTCGGCGGGATTGCCGAGGTTTACCCTGCCAATCCTTACCGGGTTCTGTTTCTTGTAATTGCGATTGGACATAGTCTGTTAATTGAAAATGAATAATTGAAAAACCATATTTCTTACCAGATATACTCGTTCCTGGCGGCTGATCCGTAGCGGATGGGGTTATGGAAATCCTCTTCTCCGTCCGGCCCCATGACGGTGGGAATGTCGGGGATTACACGTCCCGCCTGTATCTCCTTCAAGTATTCTATGGCATCCTTATAGCGTTTCTCGCGCACCTCGGAGCCCATCTTCTGGGGCAGCGACGCTGACATGTGGTAGAGGGCGATATCGACCGCACATCCCACCAGTTCGGCATCCCGCCGTTCTCCTTCGCAGGCGAATGCCTTCTGTATGTCGTAACGCTCGCGCAGGGCCGATGCAATGCGTGACAAGGCACGCTGTTCCGCTGCCAGGCGGTTGTCGGGTGAACTCTGTTGCATGATTCTCAATGCCTCCGTTCCAATCTGTATGTAATCGTCTTCCGTAATGAACATGGGGATAATGTTTAGCGGTTAATGTTTAGTGATGCATGAACTCTTAATTTTCACCAGCCTTGGGAGGGCGGCTGGCGTACTCCCATGCGCGGTGTGAAATTTTCCTCACGCACCTGCTTCTGCAGTTTGTAGATGGCACCCTCATCAGCGTCGGGGCCGTCATCATGGGCGCGGCTTCCTTTCTCGAAGGCGAGGGTCTGTTCGATACCGGTCTTCATGTCGTTGTCATTTTTCAGTTTCTCGTTGTAAAAGACCAGACCGCGTTCCCACAGCGGGCTGACGGCTTCGATGCGGGCGAACTTGTCCGGCTTCTTCCGCTTGTCGGCGGTGACGGGCACCTGGTAGCCGCGCTGCCTGCCCTCACGCTCGAACTCGTCCAATATGGTATCCTGCATGAAGTTGGCTTCCATGTAGATGGTGACGGCGGCGTCCTCGGACAGTGACTCCCAAAGGTCATAAACCCATCGCACCATTTCGCCCACGCTGCACTGACGCACAAAAGCACGCAGGCAATGCAGTTCTGTGGGACTGGCGGTTTTCAATCCGGCGCGTGGACGTCCCCACAACTTGGCGGCCTTGTAGTCGTTCTTGCTGCTGTCCTTGAAACTGGGGTCGATGTAGAGCACCAGGCTTTCATAGTAGCGGAGTTTGAGCATCCGCTTCCACCGGATCCAGCGTTCCTGGAAGACCGCACCTTCGGTGATGGGATTGTGCATGTATTCCTTCTGGAAGCTTCGGTAGCCCATGAACCGTTCACGACTGCGCAGCAGTTCGATGGTGTAAAATTCCGGCCAGGCGGGAGTCCCGTCCTTGCCGATTGCATAGACGGTACTGGTATATACGGTGTCGCTGTCTGTCATCTTTTGCAGCACGCTGTTCTTGCCGATGAGGTTGCCTACCATGATGAAGCGTCCTTCCTTACCGCCAAAACAACCGAAAAGGGCTTCCTTCACCCATTTTGTCATCTCTCGCACACGCGCCTCGCTACGGCACATCTCGTCATCGTCAAGGTCATCCACCACGATATAGTCCGGACGCTTGTCGCGAAAACGCAGTCCTCGTGGTGACTGCCCGCGTCCGCGGCTGAAGAAGGCGCACTGGTCCTTGGTAACGAATTCGCCCTCCTGCCAGCATCCGGAGTTGTATTGCTCGCCGAAGTCCTCGACAATGTACTGGTTGAACTGGAGTTCCGCCTGCAGGTCGCTCAACAGGGCATCGGCATTGTCCTCGCTTTTCCCCACCAATACCATGACGTGCAGCTCCCCCTTGAACTTCAGCCATAGGGGGATTCCCACGTCCAAGTGTACGGACTTGGCATGTCCGCGCGGCCATTTGAAAACGGCCCGCATTTCCCGGTGCTTCTCGATGTAACGGGCGGCCTCGTTGTGGAATTTTGCATTGGGGCATTGGCAGTAGTGGCTCAGGTACCGCCGGCAGAAGTAGTCATAATCCTTCAAGGCACGGGCGATGTTCTTTTTCCGTTCGGCTTCAGTCTCCGGTTTGCGTTTTGAGGTGAGGCGCAACAGACGCTGGCAGTGCTCATTCCACCGCAGCAGTGCTTCTTTCTTTTCTTCCGCTGTCATTTCTGTTTGAATTTGATTCCCATGAATTCGCTGTGCATACGGTTGATGAGTACAAGCATTTTGTCGTCTATCTCGGGATATTCGTCCCGGTGCGCTACCATCCAGTTCTCAAACTCTATGAGTGTATCCACCTTGTTCACAATGGTGGTGCTCAAGTTGATTTCCTTGATAGCCTTGACGGATTTCAGCAGCGAGTCCGCCATGCGCCCGATGCTTCTTTCGTCACCGTCCGCCTTGTCGATGGCGTCCCCCAGTTTGGAAAGGGTCTTGGAGGTGATGGATTCCTTGCTCATTTCGCGTGCGGCGCGTTCCTCTTTCCAGCCTTCAGTGTTCAGCCACCGGCTGACGGACTGGCGGCTCACTCCGGTGAGTTCCACAATCTGTGCGGTGGGGGTCCCTTTCATGTAGAGGTGCTTCGCCACCGATTTCTGCTTGTCCTTACTGTTTGCCATATACCTTGAAATTTCTTGTTTACAGTGGCAAAGTTGCGAAGTGTGGTGCGGGGCACGAAAAAACGGCGCAATGCTTGCACACAGTTACAAAACGGTTGCACACTTGAGGGCAACCGTTACCCACTTTTTTGTGCGGTTATGGGTGTAGCTGTAAGTTTGCGACAAAATGAGACGGAAATCATGGCTAAAAGAATCAGAATATCAAACGAGACATTGAACTGCTTCGGCACCTGGGTAAAGACTGACGGGGTGGATTTGGAGCAGTTCCGGAGAAATCCCGTCATGCTGTGGATGCACTGGAGGGGTATCATTATCGGAAATATTAGGGATTTGAAAGTGGAAGGTGCCGAAATCACCGGTGAACCCTACTTTGATGAAGTCCGTGACGAGTCGAAGCTGGCAAAGCAGCAATGGGACAAAGGTACTCTGAAGATGTGCAGCCCTTATTTTGAAATCGTGGAGTCGAGTGACGACCCCGTACTGCTGAAACCCGGACAGACACGTCCGACCATCACGAGGTGCAGGCTGATGGAGGTCAGTATGGTGGATATGGGCGGTAATGACGACAATATAGTCATGCTCTCTTACCGGGGCGATGAGTTGAAACTTGCCACCGGCGAAGACTGCACCGCACTGCCCCTTCTGAAAACAGACGGCGGACAAACCCCGCCAAGCAATAACTCAAAAACAAAAGAGACTATGAATGCAGATTTTAAAGCTATCGCCCTGAAGCTGGGCCTGCCGGAGACGGCGACAGAAGCGGAGATCCTTGCCAGGATAGGTATCCTGCAAGGACATCAGACCGCAAACATGGAACTGCGCAAGCAGCTGGACGAGATCAGGCTGGCAAGTGTGACGCAGATGGTGGATGAAGCCATCAAGGCAGGAAAGTTCAATGCGGACAAGAGGGAACACTTCATCGGTCTGGGCAAGACAATGGGAGCGGACTCCTTGAAACTGACACTGGACAGCATGGCTGCCGCCACCAAGCCGATGCAGTTGCTTAACACCGGTGGAGGCGGTGCGTCGAGTGCCGGCATGGTATCGGGACAGTGGGGCAAACTGAGCGAGGTGCCGGAATCGCAGCTGAAGCTGATGCGCGAGAACGACCCGGCCAGATACCGTGAGCTGTACAAGGCGGAATACGGCATAGACTGCCCTAAGTTCTGAGAGAGGAGAAACAGTAATAGTAACTTGTAAAATCGTAAAACGACATGATGAAATTTATTTGCGGAACGCTGTTCAACGTCCTGATGGGCGTCGTCCTGGCGAATGTGGTGGGAATGGATCCCGCTTATGGCGCAGCGACCGGGGCGGTTGTTCCGGCTGTGCTTGGAAACTTCATGCCCCTGGGCGCAGCCTTTGAGGGCGTATATACTGAGGTGTGGACCGGTGAGCTGGTAAAACGCCTGAATGCGGGGCTGGCGGCGAGTTTTCTGAACGGGATTCCCGACTATTCGGCCAAGGCCGAGAATGAGGTCATCCATCTGGTGGATGTGGGAGGTGATCCGGATGTGCTGATAAACAATACCACCTATCCGATTCCGGTCCAGAATCTTACGGAAGGTGATATTCCCATCGGCCTGGACAAATACCAGACGAAGGCGACCCGCGTGACGGACGACCAGTTGTATGCCATTTCCTATGACAAGTTCTCCACCGATGTACAGCGCCACAGCAATGCCATTGACACGGCCAAGTACAAGAAGGCCATCCATGCGCTGTCCCCTTACAGCAATACGAAAACCACCCCTGTAGTCCCCACTTCGGGTGAGGCTGACGCTACGGGCCGCAAGAAGATGACACGCAAGGATGTCATCGCCCTGAAACGCGCTTTCGACAAGGCAGAGGTTCCTACTGACGGACGTCGTCTGGTGCTTTGTCCCGACCATATCAACGACTTGCTGGAAGAAGACCAGAAGTTCCGTGAGCAGTACTACAACTACACCACCGGTAAGGTGACGAACATGTACGGTTTCGAGATTTATGAATTTGTAAACTGCCCGTACTTCACCAATGCCGGGGTGAAGGTTCCTTTCGGGACTTCTCCCGCCGAGACGGACATGCAGGCGTCCGTTGCCTTCTACGTGCCCCGCATGTTCCGTGCCCAGGGTTCCACGAAGATGTACTATAACGAGGCGCGTACCAATCCGCAGACCCAGGAGAGTCTTGTAAACTTCCGCCACTACGAAATCACGATGCCGAAGAAGCAGGAGGCTATCGGTGCCATCTACAGTTATGATGGCAAGACGGCACAGACTTCCGATGCGGAGGTGACAGCCGACAAGCACTGGGCGCAGATCCGTCGTGAAGCTGCCGTGGCTGCCGCAAAGGCTGAAGAGGAGAAGGCTGGTCCGCTTCCGGAGGATGCGGGTGAAGAACTGGAGGCATAGTGATGAGCAGAGGACTACGCAACAATAACCCGCTGAATATCCGTCTCTCTGCCACCACCGTGTGGCAGGGGGAAATCCGGCCTTCGCAGGACCGTTCGTTCTGCCAGTTCAGGACGATGGCCTACGGCTACCGTGCCGGTCTTAAGTTGTTACAGAACTATCGCCGCAAACACGGCTGCCGCACCATTGCCGACTTTATCCGACGTTGGGCGCCACCCACAGAGAACAACACGAACGGTTACATCAGCCGTGTGTGCAAGGAGATGCAGGTGCCGGCAAGCTATGTACCCGATGTGGGTGATCAAGGTACGATGTGCGCTTTTGCGGCTGCGATGTCGCAGGTGGAAAACGGAGTACCTGCCGTGATGGAGGACATTATCACGGGTTGGAGCCTGCTTTAAGTGATTATTGAAAACTACTTGGCCATGAACATGGAAACGATAATGCAGATTCTCCAGTGGCTTGTGCCGAGCGGCATTGCCGGTTCCCTCTGGGCATGGTTGAGACACCGGGAGAACAGCAAGGTAATCGCCGCCAAGGAGCGGAACGATGCCTATAAAGAAATGTATGACAACCTTTCGGGGACATTAATTGAATTGCAGAATGAGAACATCAAGCTTAACAAGGCGGTACGTGAACTCAACCGTACTATCCGTAAGGCTTCCACTTGCCGCCATTATAATGATTGTCCTATCCGTATCGAGTTGCAGAAGTCAGGGGGAATTGATGCAGACCAGCCATCATACCGACAGCCTGCAAGGCAGAAGCGGGTTCGCTCTCCTTCAGCAGCCCGTTCCTCCCAGTGTGGCGAGGACGGCATTTCCGACGAAGATATTGACCTCGATACCTGTGGGGACGGGCTTCAGTAAGCGCAGCGGGCAGGCAACAGTGAATGTCAACCGCATATCGGAAGACAGCCTGGAGGTGACTGCCACCTGCGACAGTCTGGCACGCCAGGTAATAATGCTGACGGAAGAACTGACACGTATCCGCAACGAGACATCCTCAGCGGTAGAGACCCTGCCTCCTGAGGTGATAAGGGAACCCACCGGCTGGCAGTGGTTTCAAATATGGACAGGTCGGCTGGCCGTTGCCGTCCTTCTTCTGATACTGATTAAACGGCGATTGAACAGAACTTAAAAAACAAAAGAATTTATGGACGGATTAATTTACGGACTGGCGCACCTCAAATTCAAGGAGAAGGAAATCGGCCTTATCAGCGAGGAAGGCCTGCAGCCTGCCGGGAGCGCCCCGAGTACCACGGACATCTACGCCGCGCAGGTGAAGGACGGCCCGGTAATGACACTCACCACCAATCCCGGCAAGAAGGCATTCACCTGCACCCTGATAGAGCTGAACGCCGAGAGCCTGGTGAACACCATCGGCGGCACGAAGGACGCCAAGAACAACTGGGAGCCCCCCGAGAACTGGGAAGCCACGGGCGTGATGGACGTGGTTGCCGACAGCGGCGAGACCCTGCGCTTCTACAATGCCAAGGTGACCGGCAGTGACTTTGCCAACGGCATCAACTCCTCCAACGTGCTGGGGCTTTCTCTGAACATCGAGCTGCTGAAGAATTCTGAGGGCAAGCGCATGAAGCTCTTCGCCAAGGGCATCGACCCGGATACGGGTACCGAGGCTGTAGACTAATGGGGGGCTGCCCATGAAACCGAACTTTGAACTGGAATCCCTTGCGGAGAGGGTCATGTCGGATGCCGGCATTTCCCTTCCGCTGCGGCTTCCCGGAGGGAGACACATCCGCTGGGTGATGCGGATACCAACCCTGGAAAGCCGCTGCCGCATGGCACGGATGTATCTGAAACTGGGTGTGACACACGAGGAACTCAGGGCCTACACTTTTGAACAGAAGCTGGAGTTTATGGTGAAGCACACCAGGACAGTGAGCCGCATGGTGGCATATGCCATCGTCCGCGGCAGGGTGTCGGGCAGGCTTCTGAACCGTCCGGTGGCATGGATGCTGCGCAGCTGCATGCACCCCTCCGCCCTGGAAGACGCCTGGATGATTGCACTCAGTACGATGAGTACCATCCCTTTCGGGAATATTATCAGATTGGCCGAGGTAATGAGCCTGACGGCGCCCAATCTGAGCCAAAGAAAACAGAACGGGAGTTAAAGGGGTACACGGAACCCGCCCATAGCCCGTTCGGTCTCGTGGGACAGATAGCCCGTGACACGGGCTGGAGTGTGGACTACATCATGCGCGGTGTGAACTGCCCGATGCTGATGCTGATGTGGCAGGACTTCCCCCGCCATGTGCCGGGAAGGAAGAAGACCACGCAGGAGATGGTTGCCGAGAGGAGAAGCCGCAACGGGCAGCCGGACATATCTCCGGCGGACTATTTACAACAATTGCTTGACGAGGAGGAAAACGCTGATGAATCCCATTAAACTTGAAATATTCCTTGATGACAAGACGCTGGCGGGCATGAGGTCGGTGGAAGGCAACGTGGCCAACATGGAGGCTTTCACCAGGCGGATGATCGGGCATCTGAAACTGGAACTGAAAGATTTGGAGAAGGAGTATAAGAATCTCCAGAAACAAGGGCTTGCCGGTGAGAGGGAGATGGCTGACATCCAGGCGCTGAAGGGTGCCATCGGCGGGTTGAAGGAACAGCTTAAGGAATACGAGGCTGCCAAAAAACGGGCGGGCGAGACACCCGTCATAGGCAATGACCCCGCACCGAAACTGAACAGCGTGAAGATGAGCATGGCGCAGATAGCCCGCGAGCTTCCGTCACTGGCCATGGGACCGCAGATGTTCTTCCTGGCAATATCCAACAACATCCCGATGTTTACGGATGCGGTGGGCAATGCCAGAAAGGAGTACGAGAGACTGACGGCGGCAGGCCAGAAGGCGACACCGGTATGGAAGCAGGTGCTCTCGTCCCTTTTCTCGTGGCAGACTTTCATGGCTACCGCCATCACGCTGACTGTCGTATACAGTAAAGAGATATGGGAGCTTGCCGGCCGGATGCGAAAAGGAAGCAGGGCCGCCCTGGAGATGGCGGATGCCCAGGAAAAGATAAATGACTCGCTGGACACTTCCAGCCTCGGCAGACAGCTTGTTACAATCCGCTCCTTGCAGGAACGCTGGAATCAGCTGGGCAATGACCTGGCAGAGAAAAAGAAGTTCATTACGGACAACAAGGACGAATTTGACAAGCTGGGCGTGTCCGTAAGCAATGTGGATGAAGCCGAGAACGCGCTGGTTACAAATACGGAGGCCTTTATCCAGGCCATGACTTTGCGTGCGGAGGCTGCCGCAGCCTTTAAGCTGGCAGCGGAAGAGGCGGAAAAGGCATTGAAGGCCCAGACGGAGATAGACCGGAAAAAGAAGGAGGGTCCAAGCTGGAAAGACAAGGCGGTTTCATTCCTGTTCCTTGACCCTCAATGGACTCCGGGCTCCATGTCCGACAAACAAGGCACATCAAGGGCCGAAACCGTCTGGAATGCAGGTATCGGGAAACAGAATGCCATTAAGGAAGTAGCGGAGCAGGATGCGGAGACTTATACAAAAACATACAATGACAAACTGATGGAGTCCGCCAGAAAACTGAAGGAAGCCGGGATCACGGAGAAGACGGACAAAGAAAATTCCAAAGGTACCAGACTTGACTATGCCGCCGAGCTTGCCGACGCCCGCATCCGTGCCCAGCGGAAAGTGGAGGCCGCCCGCATCGCCGTGATGGTGGAGGGACGGGAAAAACGCAAGGCGCTTGCCGAAAAGGAGTATAATGACACTCTTGCCGCTATCGACAAGGAAGAACGCGATACCCTTGCCAAACTGGAGAAATCAAGGAAGGCGGGCAGGAAGGTGACTCCCGAAGAAGAGAGGCAGGTGAAGGACGGCGCGACGGCACAACGCGCCCTTGCCCGGGTACAATACCTGCAGGACACCTATAATATAGAAAAGGAATGGCGCGAGAAGAACCGCCAGGACTGGATTGACTACAACAAGGAATACGGCACTTACCAGGACAAGCGCCTTGCCATCGTGCAGGATTATGGACTGAAGATAGCCCGTGCCGAAACCGAAGGCGAGAAGGAATCACTGAAAAAGAAACGGGACAACGACTTGAAGGAACTGGACTTCGGGGAATTCAAGAAGACCGTCAACCTGGCCGACGTATTCGGTAACCTGGACGGACAGAGCACTGAAGCGCTGTTCGTTCTCCGCGACAAGCTGAGGGAATATATCAGCGGTGCCGCCAAGGAGCTGCGCCCGTCCGATTTAAAGGAATTGCAGGATGCCCTTACGGATATAGACCTGAAGATTGCCGACCGCAAGCCTTTCCGGGAATTGAAACGTTCGCTGGCGGAGTACGGCGAATCCCAGGCGGCAGTGGAGAGCGCCCAGGAAGACCTGAACACCGTAATGGCAGGAGGTGAAGTGGTTACGGGTATGTATAGGGACGAGACCGGCAGACTTGTAGCCGGACTGTTGACCCAGGAGCAGGCTGAAAGGAACCTTGCAGCCGCCCAGAACAACCGTCTGAAAAAGCAGGCGGCATTGGCGCAATCGTTGCAGGGTGTGGCGGGCAGGATGTCATCCTACGGTCAGGCTGCCGGTACCATCATCTCCACACTGGAAGGCTTCGGCGTCACTGTTGACGAGAATGTGAAAGGCGTGGTGGAAGGTTTCAACACCATGAGCGAAGGTATCAGCGGGTTTGCCCGGTCCCTTCTCAGCATGGACGTCGGCGGCATGATAAGCGGTGTGGTGAATACCGTTGGCGGTGCCGTCAAGAGCGTGGGCAGTCTGTTCGGTGTCGACTGGGGAGGTGAACGCTCGGAAAGGCGCTACCAGCAGGCCAAGGAGAAATACGAGAGCTATATGGAAGTGCTCGACAGGGTCATTTCCAAGCAGAAGGAGCTTGTCTCCTCCATGGAGGCGGACGACTTCGCCAATGCGGATAACTCTTATGAGCGTGCCCGCGAGCTGCTGAAGAAACAGCAGGACTATGCCCGCGAGATGGGCAAGGCCTATCTGAATGCGGGTGCGAGCAAGGGGTTCCTGGGCGTGGGGTCAAGCGCCTCGCACGGTACCGACCAGCGCAAGGATATTTCCCGGTCTGCCTGGGAGCAAGCCAGGAAGGTGCTGGGCGGTGACTTCGATAAATACGGCATAGGGGACGGCCGCATGACGGGGCTCTTCGACCTCCCGTATGAGCAGTTGGTGAGACTCCGTGATGAAGCAAGCGGATTTTGGAGCGAGCTGCACGAGGACACACGGAACTACCTCGAGCAGATTATCGAGAGCGAGGAAGCCTGGCAGGAGGTGCAGGATGCCCGTAAGGAGGCACTGACGAAGACGGACTTCGACAGTTTCTACAACGGCTTCGTTTCCATGCTGTCCGATATGGACGCCACTTCGGAGGATTTTGCCGGCAGCTTTGAGAAGTACCTTCAGAATGCCATTTTCTCCGCACTGGTGGCCACCCGGTACAAGGACAAGATACAGAAGCTGTACGACTCATGGGCTGACATGGCCGACAAGGACGGGCTCTCTTCCATGGAAGCGGAGAAACTGCGTGGAGACTATCAGAAGATGATTGATGAGATGCTGGCGCAGCGGGAACAGATAATGGAGGATTTCGGTTGGGAAGGCTCTTCCGGCAGTTCAAGTTCCCAGTCCGGACGCAGCGGGGCTTTTACTGCCTTGACCCAGGAGCAGGGCACCAAGCTGGAAGGTCTGTTCACCTCCCTGCAGGACCATGCCGGCGGCATACACAAGTTGCTGGAAGAGCTGAAGCAGGGGCGTTCGGCAGACCATGACATATTCCAGCAGATAGCAGAGAATACTGCTTACTGCAAAGTATTACAAGACATATTCGACCTCCTGGCAAGTAAGGACCGGGACGGATGGAAAACCATTTGATGTTATGAAAGATTTGACCGGATACATGACCGTCAACGGCAAGGATGCCTGGACGGAATATTCCGCTTTCCTCTGTGAGGACAGACGGGAGGACAACTTCAATTTCAGTGAATTGCTGAAACCGCTTGAAATGAAGGCATACACCTCTGTGGATTTTCGGGAGCGTAACGGTGAGGAGCTGCCGGAGGTATTGCCGTCTCCGTGTTGTAAGGCCAGGGACGTGACGTTGTACTTCGCCATATACGCCTCTTCTCTGGAGGAATGCGAGACCCGCCGTGCGGCATTGATGAAGGTCATGTATTCCGGATGGGTGAACCTTCAGGTAAAGGGCAGGACATCTGTCTATAAGTTCTACTACAAGTCTTCTTCCGACTTCGACACCGTGACGGATGTATCCGGCGGGATGGTCGTAGAGAGATGGAAAATGAAGTTTCGGGAACCGAAACCCGGAACTCTTTAAATAACGATTAAAAGCTGTTTGAATGGAACTCAAAATCTATAACCGGTCCGGAGAGTTGAAACTGACGGTTTCCACATCTTCCTCCTCCACCTGGAACCAGGAACTGATGAAGGAATACTCTGTGTCGGTCTCCTTTACCCACCCGTCCTACGTGATGCTGGACGTGGAGGACTATGTGCTGCTGGAGGGAGTGAAGTTCAGTATAAAGAAGGAGTACAAGCCCAGGCAGAAGGATACACAGACCTACAGTTATTCGGTGAAGTTCTATGCCCCCATACATGACGCGGAGCAAGTGAAGTACCTGCATCTGACCGATGGGGCTTATAACCCCCAGTTCAGTCTTGACGGCGGTCCCCGGGAGCACCTGCAGAAGTGGGTGGAGAACATGAACCGCATTTACGGGCGTGAGGTCTGGAGCATCGGCGACGTGGTGGTGGCAGACAACCGGACCATCGAATACAATAATGTCACCTGCTGGGATGCCGCCACAATGATTGCCGAAGCGTTCGGTACGGAATGGTGGACGGACGGCTTCACCTTCAATCTTTCGCGCTGCGAGCATGGGGAGCCGGTAGAACTGGGCTATATGCGGGGGCTTACCTCATTGGTACAGTCGGAGAACAGTGACAGTGTAAAGTTCTTCACGCGTCTGATTCCCCTGGGCTCGACAAAGAACATCGACCCCTCCCGTTACGGCTTCTCCCGTCTCCAGCTCCCTGACCGGTCCAAATATGTGGACCGTAACACGAACTACGGTCTGTATGAACACGTGGAGGAGGATGCCTTTGCCGGAATATTCCCCCATTATACGGGCAGTGTGACGGCTGTGCGCAGTGAAGAGAAGACCGGGGATGACGGGAACAGGTTCACTGTCTATTATTTCAAGGACAGCGGCATGCAGTTTGACCCGAACGGGAATGAGATAGCCGGCCTGGTGAAGCATGTGTCGTTCCAGACAGGGGACCTTGCCGGGCGTGACTTCGAGGCAAACTATGACTCAAAAACGAGGGAATGGGAAATCATCAACACCTATCCTGATGACAAGACGCAAATACCGGGTGGCAGTCTGATACCGGCTGTCGGGAATGAATATATTCCCTGGAACTTCCGTATGCCGGTGGAATACGAGACGCAGGCTGAGCTCGACTACAAGGCCGCCGTGGATGACTATCTGGCCAGATACAGTGAGGACGTGTCCAAGTATGGCGGTGACACGGACTATATTTATATAGACCGGAACCGGATACCGTTATTGCCGGGACAGCGTGTGCGGTTGCTGAGCGACAAGTATTTTTCAGCGTCGGGCGGGACCAGGGACACGCGGATGACGAAGGTCGTGCGCAAACTGGACAATCTCTCCATTGCTACAATAGAATGCACCAACCAGGTGGGAAAAGGCTGGAAGTCGCGGGTGGATTCAAGTCTGACGGACTTGAAATATATACTGGACAAGCAGCGGGAACAGCTGTCACTTGATATTCTGAAAAGCTGGGACGGGCGGCCTGCTACCGACAATACGGTCATGTCCGCTCTGAGGGTACTGAAAGAGATTGCGCAAAAAGCTTTGAGCAAGACAGAGCCCGACCAGACAGATTTCCTTATTCGTCTTCTCGGAGGTCTTGAGGTCGGCGATTCAATTGACTCCATGGTTGCCGGGAAAGGTATCATTGCCGATAGGGACGGCCGTATGCAGCTGTCCCGCCTCGAGGTCCGCGACAGCCTTACCGTCCTTGAGCTTATCTTCAACCGTCTCTCCGCCATGGAGAGCGACTATTCCTTCTCCGAGTCCGGTACCATCGAAAGTGTATCGCAGCTTGAAGACGGCACATACAGCCTGAAGATAAAGAAGCGGTGGGATAACGACTTTACTGCACTGGCAGAAAACGATGTTGTATATGGTGTTGTCAATGACCTGACTTCTGGTAGTGGCCACTATTACACATCATGGTTAAGAGTACTGCATGTAGATGCCTCAGCCAATACGATCAACGCTGTGATGTACCCTGATAGCGAGGTGCCGGGTGGCAAGAATTATCCTCCTGAGCCGTTGATGATATTATCACACCGTGGCAACCCGGTTGATGAGGAACGGCAGGGTTATTGGTATCTGTCATCCCGTGAGCATTGTATCTGCATGCTTAACGGGGTCACAAAACCCGTCCTTGAGGAAAGCAACTATTCGGTGATCGTCGGCAGGCTGAAGCATCTGTCTCTGTTCGACAACCTGCCCATCAACTACCTGCACTCTTATATCTACGTTCGGGGATTGGTAGCGCAGGACATCCACCGCATCGACTTCCAAGGCGTATTGCCCCGCATCGCCAACGACCGCGGCGAGTGGAGCATGGAGACCGCCACGGGAGCAGAACCCTACCAAGCCGACCGCGAGGCACAGACCGAGACTGTACGTGTGATGATGTACGATACCGTGTGGCACTACGGATGCAAGTGGATGTGTCTTGTTTCCGGCACTACCGACGAACCGAAGTACGGAGCAGCGGGCTGGGCAATGGTCGAGGGCAATCCGGATTTCAGCATCGACATTGAGAGCAGCAACGGCTGGTACTTCGATGCGGAGCGTTTTGCGACCACCCTCACCATTACCGGTGAGCTGTACAACCGTGACGTGACGGCTCATATACTTGACGCTGATGTGGAGTGGACGCGCGACACGGGCAACGTCACCGAGGACAACGCCTGGGCGGTCGCACACGCGGAAACCGGCAAGTCGCTGCCGCTGACGGTCAACGACCTCGGCCCCAACTATATGAACATGACCGGGTGCAAGTTCATCGCAAGGGTGCTGCTGCGTGACGGGCAGAATAATTATGAGACAATGAATTATATAACTTTCTAATTATGCAGACTATACAGAAGAAGATAGAAATTAATTATCGCCCCCTCCAGACCAGCGGCGGGATAGAGGTTGTCGGCAGCGTGCCGGACGTGCAGGTGTACCAGGCTGACAAGGCCGAGTACACTCCGGACTACACGCTTACCCCCCTGACGCTGTTCCCCCGGTGCAATGCCACCGACCCGGATGCGGTGGTCAAGGTGGGTGCGGTCAACGCGTCATTGGTCAACATGAAGTGGTACGAGCGCTTGAACGGTGTACGGACATTGATTACATCTGCCAACAAGAGCTATGTCATTACCGAGACCGGAGCCGAGAAGGGTAAGATACAAGTGAAAAAGAATACCGTTCCCGGCAGTCCGGTAACACTGGAGTTCTACGCCGAGTATGTCGATGCGAAGCGTACCGG